AACAATCTAATGCGACTTCCATTTATTAGCTCCACCCAAAGTTCAGATACATTATGGTTAACCCTTACAGGTTCAGAAAACTTCATTAGATAATCAAAAGCAATAGATTTTGCCTGGGCATAGTAAGGCGCTAAATAAGCATACCTGCCATCCTCTTTACCTTCTGTCAAAGCCTTGTAAATAATGTCATTGATGCAAGCTACTGTCTTACCACATCTACGGTGAGCAACAATTACAGCCCATCTTTGCTGTCTTTCGTGGAAATCTAAGAATACGCTACGAGGTTGGTAGTCTAGTTCTACCTTTTGGACTATTTCTTCCAAGACACCACCAAGCGTTGAGGAGCTTTCTCATCACCCACAACTTCTGTGCGAGCTAGTTTAGGTACATGATATTCACTTACAGCCATAAGGCAATCAAATGCAACTTTAGGGCCATGTTTAGGGTCAGCAGCAATGGATTCTAGCCACTCTTGCATACGCTCAGAGTTAGCATCAACAAAGTTTGCAAACGCCTCACGAGCCTTTGCAGTAGCCTTATTAGGCGTTCCTTTAGGCCTTCCAGCTCTATTTAAGTTGCCTTCTACAGATTTCGATACTTTATTTTCCATACATTCTCAAGTAATTGATTTGTAAGGGTTTTATTCTACACCAATATTATTGACTTGTTCTTCAATTAATTGCTTGCGTGTTTTAGGCTCAACACCAGTAGCCATATAATTTTTTAATGAATCCAGCATTTTTAATTGGGCAGGATTGTAAGATAATGCTTTATTAATTCTTTCAGGCCATTGACCTACTGCATATCCACGCAATGCGGAATCAGTAGCATTTTTAATCGCATCTGATTCTGGTCTGCCTTCATCTAATGTGGCTTGATAATCTAAAGCGCTTTCTTTAAGCGTTTTTAGTTGTTTTGGAGTCCATGTTTTCATTAATGCTTCCCTGGTCTGGTTAGCAACAGGGTCAATGTGTAACATTTCGGCAGCTAAATCATGGTGTGTAAATTGGTCAGGTTTAAATACTTCTACGCCAACTCTATCAATCGGCAAATCAGGATGTTTATTAAATCCACCTTCAGGTAATGGAGCGCCTGTTTCTCCAATGGGATAAGTTTCAGCAAAACCTCTATCTTCGGCAGGGTTTACCACTACCATAGGATTGTGCTTTGCAACAAAAGGATATTCTTGCATTGCTTGAGATAAAAGGTCTGTTGTGTAATCAGCCATTATTAGCCAACAATATCTGGGTCGTGGTTCTTGTTCATAGCATCCATTAAAGCCTGTTTACGCTTCATGCGTTGGTTTGCTTTCTTATTGAGGATATTGCTATCGTCTAGCTCCAATGGAGGATTCTTCTCTTGGCGCTGTCTTTGCTGTTTTTCAAGCGTTGATTCTTTATGGGGGCGCAGCATTGCATCTTCTTTTTTGTATTTGCGTGTCATGTGTTCCATTACATATCCTTCATCTTATGGCGAATCATTTCTTTAAGAGTTTGTTTAGCTGTCTTTGCAGACTCTTTGAAATCTTTTGCCATAGGTGCGCCTTTGCTGCCAGGCTTTCTCATGTGTTCGCCAGAGCCATGCTTTATGCGCTCCTCTTTGGCGTGAATATTATAGTAAAGTCCATGTTTAGCCACAATGCCACCTCGCTCTAGCTGCTTTGCCTCTTTCACCATTCCAATGCTGGCTTCTGGCGCAGAAACTATCATGTCTTGACCCACTTGCTTGTGGGGCTTGTAAATGACTACCGTTCTTAGCGTTATATGCTGCTCTGCCTTTAGCCGTCATTCCTGCACCTTCATTGGCGGGCAGGTAGTTCTTACCTTTGCCGACTGTGGTCTTAGGAATAGGCTTATCGTGCTTTTCTATTGCGACACGAATGGCATCTTTACGGCTCATTTGTGCATCTTTTCCAATAGCATAGCCAATCTAGCTCTGCGCCCTTCTTTGCCTTTGGCATGGGCAGCTTTTTCTAATTTAGCTTCTGGAATCTTTTTGTCCTCAGCAACGCCTAATTCTTTCTTTAGTGCGCCTGGGTGCTTAATTGCGCCTTTAATCCAATTTGCCATTACATTTCTCCCATTTCGGCTTTTTTAGATTCTTTTTTTGTCTCGCCTTTTTCTTCAGAGCTTGCCATGTGTTTAGTATAAGCTGATTCAATGGTATTTTTACGCTTTTTAGCTTTGTCTTGTACTGAAAGAGCGATTGCCAATGCTTGTTTGCGTGGCTTACCAGCAGCTTCTTCAGCTTTAATGTTCTCGCCAACGGCTTTTGGGCTGGCAGATTTGACGAGTGGCATATATATCCTTACTTGAGGTATTTAAGTTTGTAGATGGTTGAATCAATGAGTTGTTGAATTTCGGCAACAATATTGACTAATTCCTGTTTTTTTGGCAAATCAGCATTAGCTTCTTCAACAAAATTCTTCAATGATTCCAAATATTTAAGTGGTTCTTTAGGCTGATGATATACGCTTGGAAATTCTTTAATCTGCTCATAACAGCCCATAAAGGCTTCTACATAATCGTCTACAAGTTCAACGATTTCTTCATAGAATTTGCCCAAGGCTTTATGTTGGGAGTAAGAATTTGTGGCCCAATGGAAAAAATGAGTGTTAGTACTGCTATGCAAAAGAGTAGCAGCAAACATAGCGACATTTTTGGTTTCATTCATAAAGACTCCTGTTCGACTGATTTTAACACTTCTATTGCTTCTTGCACGGAATTGACTCGGTGTAAATGCCCGCCTTTCCAGTTAGCAAATAGCTTGATTTGCAAGGGGGTCAGTTTTTTATCAGCCCCATCCTTGACCTCTAAAAGTATTGTGTGTCCTTGAAATAAAACCAATAAATCTGGGATTCCTCCGCCGACTGTATGCAAAAGGTAAACATCCGCACCATAGTCTCGTAGCGCTTTAACAACATCAGCTTGATTTTTATCGACTTTCTTGATATATGACATATTCTTCGGTTAGTATTCAGTAACTTATTGATTATAAGGGGTTACTCTTGAAGATATTGCTGATTGACATTGAAACTTCACCCAACTTAGCCCATGTCTGGGGAATTTGGCAACAGAATGTGGGACTGTCCCAGTTATTAGAATCTTCATACACCATGTGCTATTCGGCAAAATGGTTGGGCGAGAAAGATGTTTACTTTGATTCGGTAGAAAGAAACGATGCCAAAAAGATGCTTGAGGGCGTTCATGCCATGCTTTGCGAGGCTGATGCCGTAGTGCATTACAACGGCTCAAAGTTTGATATACCTACTCTAAACAAAGAGTTTTTGGTTCATAAGATGTCGCCACCACCACCAATTAAGCAAATAGACTTATTGCGCACAGTCAGAAGTCAATTTAGATTTCCTAGCAATAAATTAGATTATGTAGCTCAACGCCTGGGGTTAGGCAAAAAGAAAGACCATGAGGGTCATATTCTTTGGGTTAAATGTATGAATGGCGATAAAAAAGCCTGGAAAACGATGGAAGAATACAATATTCAAGATGTGATATTGCTTGAAAAGTTATATAACCGCCTTACGCCTTGGATTAAAACCCCTTTAAACAAGACAATCATGATGAAAGACAGGGATGGGTTTGTTTGTCCTACTTGTTCAAAGCCTCATCTCGTCAGTAAAGGATTTCGTTATACTACGACAGGTGCTTACCAGCGTTACCAATGTAAGGCTTGTGGCGCACATTCAACCGATACTCGCACCGTAATACCCCACGCAAAGTTAAAGCATTTAGCATGAAATTAACGCCTAATATTTTAAAAAATCTCTATTCTGCTTTGATGATAGCTGAACCACTTTGTCGTTGGAATTTACCTCTACCAGAAGAAATTAAGTTTATTGTTGATGCCGACCCAGAAGCAATGGGAACATATCTTTACGATGATGGTGGAGAATATGAGCATATTATTACCATTTCAGAAGCTAGATGCGGTTGGCTTACGACTGTAATTTCTACGCTATTACATGAGTGCATACACATGAGTCGTAGTGGCACAATTACTGATGCTTGGACTAAACACGATGCCACATTTAGACGCAGAGCGCATAAAGTTGCTACCGAATTAGGGTTTGACCCTTTAGAGCTTTAACCAGCCTCTTTCAAATAGTTCGCCAATAGTTTTGCGGTGTGCTTCTTCCCACCTTTCAATACGAGCAGATTTGATGAGTAACGGCCCTTGGTCGATTTCCATGTGGCATTTATAGCAGAGTGCCGATATTCGGTAATCATGCGCTTTAAGTCCTCGGCCTTTACCATCTCGAAGCTGATTTGAATGGGCTGCAACAACTGTTCCATCTTCTATTCCGCAATGTTGGCACGGTAAGTTTCTAACAATCTCAAGCAGCTTTTTGTTTCGATATATTGCCATCTGCCCATTCGTACCATTGTCTATAAAAAGTTTTAAATTGCTCAAATCCCACACCCGCTATTGCGCATTTACCATCCATGCCTACGGTGTAATACTTATCAATAAATGTGCCATCATCAGTATTGCCGTAAATGATGGTCACAATAAAGCGTGGGTTTTCAGCTAATGCTTTAAGCAATATCTCTTGGCCTTTGCTAACTTTTTCATCTGGGCGCTTCCATTCCATTACTAAGAAATGACCATTACGTTCACAGATACCATCTACATTGCTTGGCACAAACAAAGGATTGCTAGGTATGATGCCTTTAAAATCAGCATAGTCTGTATGCGTAGCAAACATATTGCGCATTAATTTCATTAATTAACCCAATTCTTACGAACTTGCTCGTAAGTAGAAAACTCTAATTTAATTGTCTCATCAGCTAATTCATGAGCAATTTTTGTGGCTTTCTCATAATTTTTTCTAAGTGTGGCGTTGTGATATTGCTTTAACAATTTAGCGATTTGCAGATAGTTCTCAGAGTAATCAGGTGTCATCTTGTTATTCTTTCTATGTTTCGATTAGTAGCTTGTTCAGAACGCCAGGCTTCGAATTCCATTTGAGCTTGGGTAATTTCCAATTTTAATAGAATTTTGTTTGCTGTGGCCTCGCCAATTTGTTGACAATACTCATCATATTCCTTAGAACCGTAAGCCTCTCGTTCTTGCGCACCAAGTGATTGTTCACCCGACTTTTTCATCATAATGGCAATAATTGCTTTTTTCTTTGCTTCAAGACCAGCAGCAAGTCCTTCAGCTTCAGCATATTTACGCTTGACATTTTCAATCGTGTCGTAAGCGTTGTGTGGATTAAATTCTTTCATTTGAGCGCCATCCATAAGCCGACTTGTGCAAAAGAATATCCCAACCAAATCATAGCGTTAGGTATAGAACCTTTGCGTAATTGCAATATCCCGACCATCAAATACCCAAGCCCTGTTGCAGCGATAATGGTTTTTTCCAACATTTGTATTCCCCTTTATTACCTAATTGCCATTGAATGTAAAAGTCTTGCAACAATACTTCAGATACTTTGTGTTTTGACAAATACAATCGAAATTTTTGTAATCCCCATTCATGACGCCATTTACACAACTGTCTGACGGCTGATTTGTGTTGAAATTCGCTGTCGTAGTTGCATAAAACTTTCTCCTGCATAAGGCGTTATTCCTAATTCCTTCGCTTTTGCAAGCGTCAATTCATCAGTTGAATACCAAGGCAAACTCGGTGGCTTTTTCGTGGTTACATCAAAGTCTAATTCATCAAGATACCGCATTTGGTTTAACCAAGACGCAGGATAAGGAATGTAGTCTTTTTCAGTTCCTTTAAGTTTCCAATATTTGAGATGGTTTGGCAACTGCTTTAAAACTTCATCTTTCTCTGCTTGATTCAACTTTTGCCAGGCTT